GTCTTTTTCTTTTCCTGACGGAGAGGCCGTCGAAAGCCTCAACGAAAGGAGTACGGTTATGCGTAATAGGTCGAGATCGGTGCCAGGTGGCAAAATCATCAAAGGTAGTGGTTTTGGGGAGACGTATTATAACGTCCTCCAAACCGGTGGTTCAGGAACAAAAATCCTGTATTATCCGCCGTATGATGATTACCTGAAGGCTAAGTATTCTGCCCCCAGTACCCCTTGGGGTTACTGGAATGCGAGCACTGAAACCATGGTCGATGCGAACTTATCTTCGTCAAGACGCTGGAAACCAGTGTCCCATCAGAAGACAGTTTGTAATGCCGCTCCGTTCAGCTACACATCCAAACGCATCAATGAGAATTGGTGGTTCGGTTGGATTGGAACTGTAGCTGCTCCTCCCCCTATTGCGGGGTACCCCATGCCCCTGCTCGATAACGCGAAATTGTTAGACGCGCGTCGAGAAGCTGCCACTGCATTGGTGCCGCACTATCGTGCGGAAATGCAAAGCCTTACCGCTCTTGTTGAGCTCAAGGATTTCAAGTCCTTGTGCTCACTCATTAGTGGCGGCGTCGGATCCATAGCGGATTGGGCGCGGAAGCTTGCTGGCAGGAAAGGGGTGGAACACACTCGGACATGCGCGGAGCTTTATTTAGCCAATGAATTTGGTCTAAAGCCGTTTTTGTCCGAACTGGCCACTGCGATTTCTCTTATGGAGAAAGCGCAGAAACAAATTGACTTCTTTAATTTGAGAGGTCAACTTGGTGCAACTCATCACTTTTCGAAAGTTTTGAGTGAGTCATCAACCATCGGAGGTACATATAATCCGATGGGGGATTCGAACGGCGTCTATTGGGGTCGTTTTCGCACACACAATGTCCAGAAGTGTGAGTTCCACGCTCAGGCCAGGGTTAGATATACCCATGAAACTGATGGGAAATTTGACCTCTGGAATCAGACGTACGGGATGTACCTTACTCCACAAGTTATCTGGGAACTTTTTCCATTTAGCTTTGTGCTCGACTGGTTCATTGGTATCGGTCGAACGATGGAGTACATTAGTAGGAACACTGTTACCACACTCAAATTCGACCAGTATTCTGAGTCGACTAAGAGTCGTAGTGTTCGAGTGCTGGCGTGGAATAAACAATCCACGTATGCATCACTCGAGTGGTATGCAGGCGGAATACCAAATCCTGGGGTTAATCTTCAGGGTGATGTATTCTGCGTTGCCTCTACGGAGCAGAGTGCCTACAACCGTAAAGTCGGCGGTTCACCCGCAATGGCGAGTGTACCTATTCCCCGGTGGAACGGGC